TGGTTTCTACAGAGACGTGGACCTTGGATCTCCTGCAGATACAGAGTCTGATCTTGAGAGAAAAGAACGAGAGTTAGAGGGAATACAAAAAACACAAAATGAAGATATCTACAATATTTTAGAATTCCATGTCGATTTAGATTTAGAAGGGTTCGAGGACCGAGGACAAGATGGTCAACCTACTGGAATTAAGTTACCTTACATTGTAACCCTTGAAGAAGCATCACGTGAAGTATTATCTATTAGAAGAAACTACGAAATTAATGACCCTAAGAAAAAGAAAATTTCTTACTTTGTACATTTTAAATTTTTACCTGGTTTAGGTTTTTATGGTTTTGGTTTAATTCACATGATAGGTGGATTATCAAGAACAGCCACAGCTGCATTAAGATCTTTACTAGATGCTGGTACCCTCTCCAATTTGCCAGCAGGATTTAAGATGCGCGGCATCCGAATTAGAGATGACGCGCAATCTATTACTCCAGGTGAATTTAGAGATGTGGATGCTCCAGGTGGAAATATTAAAGATGCTTTTATGGCGTTACCATTCAAAGAGCCTTCACAAACTTTGTTACAGCTTATGGGTGTCGTTGTATCAGCCGGGCAAAGATTTGCTTCGATAGCTGACCTTCAAGTAGGTGACGGGAATCAACAAGCAGCAGTGGGAACGACAGTGGCTTTGTTGGAACGAGGAAGCAGAACTATGTCTGCGATTCACAAAAGAATTTATGTGAGTCTTAAGAATGAGTTTAAGATGCTTGCTCGAGTATTTAAAACATATTTACCACAAGAGTATCCTTACGATGTGGTAGGTGGTCAAAGAAGTATTAAGCAACAAGACTTTGATGATAGAATAGATATCTTACCTGTAGCAGATCCAAACATATTTTCTCAAACTCAAAGAATATCAATTGCTCAAGCTGAATTACAATTAGCACAATCAAATCCGCAAATGCATAATCTGTATAATGCGTATCGTGCTATGTATGAAGCATTGGGTGTAAAAAATATTGATATGGTTTTAAAACCAGTTCCAAAACCAACTCCAATGGATCCTAGTATTGAAGCTATTCAAGCTTTAGGTGGTCAACCGTTCCAAGCTTTTAAAGGACAAGACCATAGAGCTCACATAACAGCCCATTTAAACTTTATGTCGTCTTCGATGGCTAGAGGAAACCCAATGGTAACTGCTGCAATGCAAAAAAATATTTTTGAACACATAAGTTTGATGGCATTAGAGCAAGTTGAAGTAGAATTTAAAGATCAAATTATGATGATGCAACAAATGCAACAACAGATGCAAGCAAATCCTGCTTTAGCGCAAGATCCACAGATGCAACAGCAAATGATGGCGGTCAATATGCAGATAGAGTCTAGAAAAGCAGTTTTAATTGCAGAAATGTTTGAAGATTTTGCTAAAGAAGAGACTCAGTTAATGGGTGAATACGGAAATGACCCAATTGCTAAGTTAAAAGCTAGAGAATTGGACATCAGAGCACAAGATGACTTCACAAAAGCACAACAATCTCAAGAAAAAATTAATCTTGACCGAATGAAAGCTTTTATGAACCAACAAAACAAGGATGAAAAGCTTGAACAGAACGAAGAGCTTGCAGAATTACGTGCTGCAACTTCCCTTGCTAAACAAGAAATGGCTAACCGAAGTAAAATTCACGATTTTGGTAGAAATTTTAAGAAAAAATAATTATAACAGCTTAAGGAGAAAATTATGGCAGATTTAAAAAATAAACTTTCTTACGGTAGTAAAGGAACTGTTGCTTCTTCTAATGAAACAGGTGGTGTAGAGATTACAACTCCAGAAATTAGAACTGAAACAGATCCAAGATCTACTATCCTTACAAACCAAGACAGAGTATTCAACAAAATAGGTGTTGGAGATGAAGTTGAAGTTAGAGGAACTAAAAGAATGTTAAAATCTAAAAGTAAAAAAGCAACTTGGTACTAACATGTGGTTATCGGCAATTAAATTAGCCGTCTCTGCTGGAAGTAAAATTTATGCTAACAAGCAGAAGACGAAAATAGCTATGTCAGATGCACAGCTTATGCATGCATCTCGTATGGCCGAAGGTAAGGAAGCTTACCAAGGAAAACTTTTAGAAGCACGTCAATCGGACTGGAAGGACGAGGCGGTTTTACTAATTCTCTCGGCGCCAATCGCGATTTTGGCCTGGGCAGTTGTAAGTGACGATCCATCAGCTATGGAGAAAGTGAATGTGTTCTTTGAACACTTTGCGGCACTCCCGAGCTGGTTTACAAATTTGTGGATCCTTGTCGTTGCGAGCATATATGGTATAAAGGGTACACAAATATTTAAACAACACGGAGGAAAAAAATAATGCCAAATAGAAGATTTAATAAACAAGTTGCTAATTCAAGAACGCCAATGAAAGTTGGTGGAAGAGCGATGAAAATGGGTGGTGGAAAAATGTCTACTGCTAGAAAAGATATGGCTTCAGGATACTACAAAGACGATATGGGTATGAGAGGTGGAGCTATGTATAAAAAAGGCGGCAAGGTTCACAAAAATACTAAACGTATGAATAGACTTGAAGAACTTGGAAGAGTTGATGCTGAAAAAGCAAGAACTAGAAAAGGGAAGAAGAATCTTAAAGCTGAAAAGAAAAGAATAGTTAAAGAACTTAAGAAGGGTTAATTATGAAAAAACCAATTCCAAAAGGTAAAAAAGGTAAAGGCATAAGAAAACTTAAAAAGGTAGCTCCAGCAGTTGCAAAACGAATGGGTTACAAAAAAGGAATGCGAGCGAGATAATGGCTAAACTTTGTCCTGCAGGAAAAGCTGCTGCTAAGAAAAAATTTGACGTGTACCCAAGTGCATACGCAAATATCTGGGCATCTAAATATTGCAAAGGTAAAGTAGGTCGGACTAAAAAAGCCGGCGGTGGAATATGTAAAGTAGCTACTAAAGGTAAAGGAAACGCTTATGGAAAGAATTCATGAGTGGATTAAAAAAATGGCTCGACGAGAAATGGGTAGATATTGGAGCTCCAAAGAAAAATGGAAAATATCAACCTTGTGGGAGACAGAAGGGAAGCAAAAGAGCTTATCCAAAATGCGTCCCACTTGCAAAAGCCACACAGATGTCAAGTGGGCAAAAGGCGAGTGCTGTCAAACGAAAACGAGCAGTATCTAATACTGGACCTAAACCAACCAACGTTGCAACGTTTTCTAAACGAGATAGAAAAGCAATTGGAGGAATAATATGAAAATGCCCAACACAAAATATGATGGTAGTTTTATAAAAGGTGGTCCTGGAGAAAATCAAAGTTATAAAAAATATTACGGTAAGATGCTTCAAGGTTTTAAAAGAGGTGGTGACGTAATGCCTAAAAGAAATAAAAAGAATTTCCGTGCAACTGATAAAGGTGCAGGAATGACAGAAGCAGGTGTTAAAGCTTATAGAGCAGCTAACCCTGGTTCTAAATTAAAAACAGCAGTAACTGGAAAAGTTAAAAAAGGTTCTACTGCTGCAAAACGTAGAAAGTCGTATTGTGCAAGAAGTGCAGGTCAAATGAAACAGTTTCCTAAAGCTGCTAAAGATCCTAATTCTAGACTACGTCAGGCTAGAAGAAGATGGAAATGTTAGATAGATTAGTTTACCGATTCTTTGCAGGTCTTGACAACATATCGCTTTTTATAGATAGTTGGTGTAATGAGAGATACAAAAATATTGGAAGCTTTTTCACTAAAAAAAGAAAAAGAAGAAAAACAAAAAAATCTGTTTCGTAATCTTAAAAAAGAAGTTGAGACGGGTGCGAATGGCACACAAGATTACATAATTAAGAAAGGTGTAAATAAAGGTAAAAAAGCAAATGTTAGATGAACTAAACTTAATAACTAAAATACAAAAACAATTAAAAGAAAGTTACCAACGAATAGGTGACTCAATGGTTAGTGGTGGTGTTGACAATATGGAAAAATACAAGTACATGTTGGGACAGGCCCACGCCTACCAATATATTTCAGGGGAAATATCCAACCTGCTAAACAAAGGAGCAACGAATGGAAAAGACAGAGACGGCAAAGTCGTCGACATTGGAAAAGACAGAAGTCCCAAAGCATAAAAACGCTTTGGCAGAAAAATACGAAAAAGAAGATAAAGAACAACATCAAAAAGAAGTTGATGGATACGAACGTTTAAAAACGAAAGAAACTTCAAAGTTACCTCAGCCAACTGGCTGGAGACTTTTAGTTTTACCTTTTAAGATGCCAGAGAAAACTAAAGGTGGTCTGCTTTTAGGAGCGGATACACTTGAAAGACAACAAGTTGCATCTACATGTGGACTCGTCCTTTCGATGGGACCATATTGTTATGATAAACAAAAATTTCCTGAAGGGCCTTGGTGCAAAAAAGGAGATTGGGTTATCTTTGCTCGTTATGCGGGTTCAAGATTACCTATAGATGGTGGGGAAGTAAGATTGCTAAATGATGATGAAGTTTTAGCAACCATCGATAAACCCGAAGATATACTTCATACATTTTAACCATAGGAGAATACTATGCAAGACACAGACAAGCCAGTTAACATAGATACCTCCGGACCAGGTGCCGAAGTAGAGTTAGATTCAGTTAAAGAAGAATTAATTGAACAAACTATTGTTGAAGAAAAAACACCAGGAACGGATAAATCATATGAAAACGAACGTGAAACAAAACTTGAAGACGGTGGTAGCGCCGATGACGCAAATGCGGAATCTAATGAGCCAACTGATGTTCAAGCTAGCGAAGAGAATACAGAAAAAAAGAAAGAATTAGATGAATACTCTGATGGAGTAAAAAGAAGAATAGCTAAACTAACTAAAAAAATGCGTGAGTCGGAGCGAAGAGAAGAAGCAGCTACGATTTATGCAAAAAGTGTTTTAGCTGAAAAAGAAGCGTTAAGTTCTAGACTTGCAAAATTAGATACAGGATTTGTATCTGAAAAAGAGAATAGAATTAAATCAGGTATGGAAGCGGCTGTTGCAAAACTTGCAAAAGCTAGAGAAGAAAGCGATCTTAAAGCTGAAGTTGCTGCAAGTGCAGAAATTTCAAGACTAGGTTATGAAGAAGCAAGACTTGCAGATTTAAAAGCTAGACAGGCTGAACAGAAAGCTCAAACTCTTGTACCACAACCTCAACAACAAGAAGTGGAAATGCCAAGACAAGTTGATTCTAGAGCCAGAGATTGGGCTAGAAAAAACGAATGGTTTAACAAAGACCCGATAATGACTGAGGGAGCAAAAGTAATACACAGACAATTGACTGAAATTGAAGGATATGATCCTAATACCGAAGCTGAAGAATATTATTCAGAGGTAGATAGAAGAATAAGACTTGAATTTCCGCACAAGTTTGATACTAATGTTAATCAGGAATCGACTAGACCTACTCAAACTGTAGCTTCGGCTACGCGAGTAAATAAGTCTTCAGGTCGCAAAGTTGTGAAACTCACACCCTCACAGGTAGCAATTGCTAAAAAATTAGGTGTGCCACTTAAAGACTATGCGGAACAATTAAAAATCACGGAAGGAGTATAAGCATGGAAAATATAGACGATAAAAAAACTTCACGTGCGAGTCAGACTAGAGAAAAAACATCTCGACCAAAAGTCTGGGCTCCACCATCTTTATTAGATGCACCCCCTGCACCGGCAGGATTTGTACACAGATGGCTTAGAGCTGAGTCAATGGGATTCGACGATTCTAAAAATGTACAAAGCAGAATAAGATCTGGCTTTGAACTAGTACGAGCGGATGAATACAATGAAACAGACTATGCTGTAGTACAAGACGGTAAATACAAGGGAGTGATCGGTCAAGGTGGCCTAGTGCTCGCTAGAGTATCTGTAGAGATCGCAAAACAATACGCTGATTACTATCGTAAACAAGCGCAGGATAACGAAAATGCCTTTGA